TTTACCCCAGACTGCTGCTATTTTTTCATGTTTCATCTCTATCCTACCTCCAGGATGAGCTCTTCTTTTTTTATTATAATTTCTTGTTGAACGATTATGAGCTTCTCTTCCTTTTTTACTTGCTCGATACCGAGCCTCTCTTGCTCGAGCAAAAGGCATTACTTTACTTCACCCCACGAAGGACCTAACTCAGCATCAACTTTAGAAGGAACTTTTAATTCTAATGTATGTTCCATTATTTCTATAATTTTTTTACATTCTTCTTTTGTAGAGACAGACATATCCAATTCATCATGCACTTGAATTAAAGGAAGAAATCCTTCCTTATATAAATCCACCATCGCTTTTTTTGTTTGATCCGCCGCTGATCCTTGTATTAATCTATTCAAGGCTTTATAGGTCCACGCTCTTTTAATACCGCCCATTCCCCCATACTCTATCTCTGCTTGTTCTTTTGGAAGAGCTTTATGAACACCGAATTGATTTGGTTCCCATAAATGAAAGCGACATTTTCTTCCAAGAATAGTTCTAATATATCCTTTATCCCCTGCTCGTTTCATGGTTCCATCTGTTAAAGCTTTTACAAAAGGAACTGTAGAGTGATATTGTTTAAAGACTGAATCAATATCTTCTTTATCTAATCCTAATTCACTCATCAGTTTTCCTTTACCCATACCATACATCATTCCTAGATTAATAGTTTTTGCTTGCTTACGATCAATGCCTGCCATCTCCGCAACAGCTTGATGAAAGTCTATATCTTTATGGGTATAATCTTCTACAAGTCTTGTAACCGTATCAATAGATTCATACATATTTCTCCACTTTGAATTCGTCCTTACTAATGCACCATAATGAACTAATAAACGAGGTTCTTGTTGTGAATAATCAAAGCATCCCCACTTCTCTCCTTCTTCCGGAATAAAAATCTGTCTTATTTTAGGACCAATTTCTTTATTACGTGCAGGAATTTGTTGTAAATTAGGGTTCTGCATAGACAAGCGCCCGGAAATAGTACCACCTGTTTCCGATCGCAATTGATTTACATCTGCATGAATACGACCTTTATGTTCATGCTTTAAAATAGAATCAATAAATGTTGTGTAAGCTTTATTAATTTCTCTTGCTTCAACAATTTGTTTTGCAAAGGGATGAGAATGAGTAGATAAAAAATTTTTATCAAAACTTGGTAAGCCTGTCGGCGTCCTATTATATTTAATTCCTAGTTTCTCAAAAGCTTTTGCAATAGACAATGGAGCGAGAATCTCCACATCAAAACCACATGCTTCACGTAAGCTACGTAGTATCTTCTTTTCTGAATTCTTAAAACCTTTTTTAAGATTTTCTGCTCTTTCGATATCAACTCGTACCCCTTTCTTTTTCATGTTAAATAATACAGGAAATAAATCACATTCCAAATTAAGAACGGTAGATAATTCCTGTTTAATAATTTCTACTTTTAATGCATTCCATAATTTTAAAGTAACTGCTGCATCTTGTTCAGCGTATGGTCCAACATACATAGCAGGTAGTTTATACATCTCCGCCTTCGGATCTACACCAAAGTCTTTTGCAGCTTCATATAATCCCGCCTCTGATTTAGTTTCTCCAACAAAATCTTTTGATACGTCTCTTAATGTATAACTAAATCTATTCTCATCCACTAAAGGAGCGGCTATCATTGTGTCACAAATACGGCCACTTACTTCAAGGCCCATGGCACTTAACCATCCTACATCATACATCGCATTATGAAAAACTTTATCACACGGAAGTGCTAATATTTTCTTTAATGATGCTTTAAAAAATTTTTCATCAAAATTTCCACCCCCCTCATGAGAGATAGGAAAATATCCTTGCCATCCTTCAACAGCTAAAGCTACACCAATTACTCTTCCCTTTTTCGTAGCCCATCCAGGTCCTACAGTTTTTAATCCGGGATCATATGTTTCTAAATCAATGGCAATCTCTTTTGCTTCAGACAAGTCAGGAATTCTTTCGGGCGGTACCCATTCACTTGGTGCCTGAAAAAAAGAGGGTTGTCTCATTTCTTCCTTTCAAATATTTCCCCTGCAATGGCGGCATAAGCAGCCATATCTATATAGTTATCCATTTTTTTTGCGTGCATAAGTCTAGCTATTTTAACTAGGATCATACACACCGCCACATCATGGGAGGATATTTCTTTGCGGAGGAAAATTGACCACAATGCAGCGATGTTCTCATGATTCTCAAGTTTATCACCATACGATTTATGACGATCACTTTCGACTAATCTATTTGCTTCTTTTAAAATATTTGATGATATCATTTAAAAAATTTCCTTAAACTCTCGAGTAGATTCAGATTCAAGAACATGTAAAGATTTTTTAGCACGGGTGACACCCACATAAAACACTCGCCTTTCATCATCTTGTTGTACAAAATAATTATCATCCACTTTTTTTGGTAGGTCAGTTAATAGCATAACATTGTCTGCTTCGCCACCTTTTGCTCCATGAATTGTAGATAATTTTATATTTTTAGATACATTAAAATCTTTTTGCTGGCGTAAAGCAGCATTAATATATATTTGTTGAGATTCTGGGATATTATCAAGAGCTACAAACCATTCTCTCTCAAGAGATACATTCAACCCATGATGAAGGACAAGGTCTTCGTGTTGATATTCTTTCTCCTCATTTGCTCCTTTGAGATCCTTAAATCCATGGGTAATATGATTATTCCCTGACATATAATAATACATATCTTTCAGTACTTTAAACGGAATTGTTCCAGCTTCTTGTAAAGTCTTCCATCCAATAATAGCGTTCAACATTTTCTCTGGAACCGAAGATCTATTATATCTTTCAAAAAATAATCCCCTAATTTTTAATTCATCAGCTATCTGATCTAATAGATAATTAGTCCGAGCTAATATTAACCAAGTTCCATTTGTTATATCCATTGTAGAATTTAATCGAGTGCGATGATAACTAACACTACCATCCACACTTCGTGGCTTCCATTCTTTTTCTACACGGTCTTGTACAGGTGTAATAATTCGATGAGCTAAAGTATGAATTTTTTTTGGAATACGATATGACTGATCTAATATTTCTCTTTTCCCTCCAATCTTATTAAGTCTTCCAATGTCCGCTCCGGCCCAATTGAATATAGCCTGGTCATCATCTCCGGCAATATAAGCACGCTTAGCTTTACGAATTAATTGTTCGACAACTTGCCATTGAATTAAGCTAAGGTCCTGTGCTTCATCAATAATAACAACATCTAACTTAGGAGCATTATTTTGTTTAATAAATTCCAAAAGCATATCGGTGTAGTCAAAGATTTTATGTTTCTGTTTAAATTGCTTTAGTCCTTTATCTATATAAGAAAGTTTTTCATATCCTCCTTCAATGTGAATACAACTATTAGCAAACTGATTCATTAAAGATGTTCCACAAATTTTAGATTTATCTATTAAATTTAAATAAGGATCTTTAGGAAGAGAGACACCAAGTTCATCTACTGTTTTATTTGGATTATATAATTTTAATTGAAGCCAATCAGATACGTCTCGGTAATGCCCATCACCCATCACATCCCCGGGTTTTAAATTTAAATGATTATAAGCAAGACTATGGAGAGTTCTAAAATATTTAAAATCTTTTTTATCTAAATTAAATTTTAATGTCGCACGAGTAATAGCTTCCCGTGCAGCTTTCTTTGTAAAAGCAAAGTATCCAATCCTATCAACAGCCGTTCCATTTTTTAATTCTTCTTCTACAATATTCAAGAGCCGAGTTGTTTTCCCAGTTCCTGGTGGACCAAAGATAGTAATAATTTTATTAGCGTGGATGGTGTTTAGTAGCATCTTCCTCCTGCATTAACATTAAATTTAACTTGATCATTTTCAAATCATTAATTAGCATTCGCCTCGTTAATTTTAATTTTTTATTTTCTGCTTTAGATACAAGCTGAGCTGCTATTCCTAAAGTTTCTTTAATTAGTTTTTCCATTCATCACCTCCAAGATTGTTTTTCCTATGTAGTAAGGTATCTGTGGTACCAAACTATTACCTAATGATTTAAGTCTGTCCACCCGCTTGGGTACCCCATGAGCCACTCTACCCACGTCGGGTTCAATGTCCCACCAACTTCTGCATTTAAAGGTTTCGTGTTTCTCTTCATCTGTGAGGGATTGCCATTGTTCTTTGCATCTTGTGTCGTTGGTGTTGACCATTTCTTTGGTGATATTCTTACTGCTACTCCCAGGCTTTTGCCTGGTTTTCCTTTCGCTCTCCCCTCCTCGTAATCTTTCACTCTGTTTTGATATTTCTCTATCGGTTCTTCGTGATTCCCCCGCAAGGCATGACTTAGTGTCGGTGTTGGCCACAATCTCTTTTCCTTCACTTGGTCCTGAAGTCTGATTTGTATTTGTTGTCCGCTTGGTCTTTTCAAATGACCCTCGTCCAATGCTTTCTTTATGCCCGGAAGATTGGAACCCCCTTTCATGTTGTCTGGCGTTCGCCACATTACTTGCTCTCTCAAATTTGAGCATCCCCCCTTCTTTGCTTTGTCCGATAACTGACTCGGATGTCTTATTTGATTTGCTCTTGTTCCGTCCATTGTTTGCGGAGTAGCCCACAATCCAGACTCTTTCTCTTTGGTGGTTGGCACCGATGCTCGAAGCTGAAATACTAAACGTCCTTGCGGAGTAACCTTCACTCTCCAAGTTCTTGAGTACGGTGTCGAGACCGAGTTTAATGTGTCCACTAACATTTTCTCCAATAACCCAAGTTGGTCTGAGTTCTTTGACAAGTCTAAAATACTCTGGCCAGAGGTGTCTTGGATCTTCTTCACCTTTTTTTCTACCTGCAACGGAGAAAGGTTGGCAAGGGTATCCTCCTGTGATGATATCGATTGGAAGAAGTCCATCTGCTTTGAGTCTTTCATAATTCAGCTCCTTTATATCTATATATTGTTTAACATGTGGCCAATGTTTTTTCAGCACTTGTCTTGGATATTCTTCAATATCACAAAACGCAACTGTCTCAAAACCACCCGTGGCTTCAAGTCCTAGACTGAAGCCACCGATACCACTAAATAAATCTAGATGTTTTAAAATGGTACCTCCTCCTCTTTTTCTTTTGGTAATGGTAATTCATCATGTGGTTTTTCTAATTCATAGATCCACCACAACCGCATATTTTTTCCTCGTACACGGCGCACGACACTCGACTCTTCCTCGTCATTATCATTAAGCTGCCTAATGCGTGCTCCAATACGAGTAGCATCAAAGCCTTTAAATTTTTGTTTATCTAAATATTTTTCTAGTGAAGACATACGAAAATATGTTTTACCATTTTCTGTAAAAGATTTTCCTAGTCTTACATCATCAATCGATTGGCCGTCCCCTTGATCCATAATAAAAGATTCCAGGTGTTGATCAAATCGTCCTTCTATTCGTACATCATCCGGCATTTCTATAACTTCAACATTCTCGATTAAATTTTTTATTTTATTGAGCCATTCTCCACGGCTCACGGTATTTAAAACTATGTTCTGTTGGTCTATGCAAGCTAGAATAAATTCATTCTGATTATAAAGTTGTCGAGTGGATAAGCTAACAACATTACCATCCACACTAATAAACCATACCGAATTATCTGATTGATATTTTTGGAGGTTAGAAAACATATGTTGATATTGATTTCCAATTCCATATTGTCGTTGCCGACATGTAATAGAATCACAAAAACCACACATAGGCTGATCTTTACATTTATATTGGTAATCTGTTTTTTGATGTTGATTAATAATTTTTTGTACTTGTTTAAATTCTAATCTGGGATTGATATATTTAGCATTAAAGTCCGTAACTTTATCTTCCCAACCTTCTTCCCATTTCTTTTTTGCATACACAGCATAATGATATAATGTATTATCTCTTCCACCTTCCCCAATCCCCTGTTCAATTAAGGTTTGAAGACAAGGAGGACCATCATCAATTTCTTTTGTAGGTTCTACTAATTTTTTAGGTTTAATTTTATTAATGTTTTCAGGTTTAATTTTATATTTTTCCCACAAAGAATAAAATTCTTCAAGAGTAGCAGCACTACCATCATCTAAAAAAGCATAACGAGAAGTTTCATTTCCACCAAAGTAAGGAAGGTTTAAAAAGTTTCCGGTATCACCTCGTTGTGCATCTAATTTAATTTGTTTAGGAAAAATTTCACAATCCCCATACCCTAACTTAGCTGAGAGCTCTGTTAATTTATTTCGTAATTCTTCCGCATTTACAGGAGAAGAAGTAAATAAAAATAAATGTGCGCCACCACTTTTAGAACGACAAATAATTAAAGGAAGTTCAAACTTTCTAATTTTTTCTATAATTTTTTTATGATCTAAAGGATAAGTATCAACATCAATACAACCCCAAGAACAAGTACTATCATCTCTAATGGGGATAATACCAAGACTAGGTTCTTTACCCTCAACATGATCTGACCATAGTGAATCTGTAACAGTAGACTTTTTAATAAACGCATTTCCACCCTGCTTTCCATTTTTTAAATCTCCTGGTACATACTGACCATATGCTCTCTCTAACCCAGAAAATATTTGTTTAAATTTTTTAGTATCCATATCCTCAAATAAATGCGAGCCATTGATTATATATAATAAATGATGGTAAGAACCACCCTCGTTGGGTTATATATAATCTAAAGAAGAGGCTCGTGAACTCCTGTCGGAACATCCCAACGAAACCTAGAAAGGTGTCCCTGAATCTGTTGTTTCTTTTGTTTCCTCTTGATCAGGGACTAACTTGTCTTTAGACTTATTCATTTCAGAGGAGAAACTACTTGCTTCTCTAACATGGTCCTCAGATGTTAAAATAGAATCAACTTCTATTTTCCATTTGTACCATGTCTTATCTCCATTTTTAGTCTTCTCTGTTTTCAATAAATAAGAATGCGACCACATAGGAGGCGTGAAGTAAACACCCTTTGAATTTTTAATTTTTAAATTCTTCATCTTGCTATTCCAATTACGGCTTGGAGTTAGCTGCGATGACTTCATTGATATAACAGCTTGACTTGTTTCGCCTTTATCACCCATGATTAACACAAAATAATTAGCAGTCTCTTCGATGTAATTACCTGAATTATCATTGGTGTAATACTTGTTATCATCACCACGAACTGTTGATGCCATCACATCTTTTGATTGATGTACATTAACTGGTCCTTTCGCTCCGCTTCCCACTGGTGCCCACTCGACATATGTTTTATGATATACGCAAGGAACTACTCTAACTCCTTGATCGCCAGGCCACCAATCACTTGTCACCGAATTATAAATATGACCTGCTCGAAGAGCATCATCATTCTCTAATTCCGGGGACATCGCTTGGAGAAGTTTTAATCGAGGAAGTTGCAGATCATCTGCATTCATATCCTCAAATCCTGTTTGAACATTTTCAAACTGACTCATAACAGCAACAGCCTGAGTGCCATTGCTTTTTTTTGCAACTGTTTTATTACTCATAATATACTCCTTATGTTTCACAGTTTATTAATCATTGCTTGATGTTGACTTTATTAAGTCGATAAACACCAAACAGCTTTTCATCAAAGTCCACCCCGTCTCTAAGTTTCGTCGTTAAATACGATCTTAAAGTCGAGCCATGAATCTTTGCTGACTCTCTCGGAACAAGTCCCGAATCTTCTGCTAGCTTTTTAAATTTCTGAGAGATTTTATCCTCTCCTTTTTTGAAATCTACACTAACTAAATTTTGTATTATATCACCATCTCCTTGAGAACGCACCCATGCAAATGCATTTTCTTTATTTTCTTCAGTAATGCTGCAATAAATTTGTTCTTTAGTGGTGACAGTAGACCCATCGGTTAACTTTAATTGGGATAACCCCCGGGATTGAAGGAGATCAGTAATACTATCCGCTAGCAATTGCTCTTCTTCCTCCATTTTTTCTACCATTTGTTTAGTTGAAGCAATCTTATCTTGGACCGATTTCATTCTTTCCAAGTCTTTACCTAGTTGGCCTAAAGCCTCATCATCAATCGTATTAAAGGATTTAGTCGATTCTTCTTCAAATAAATTAATTACTTTTTTAGACATCTTTTACTCCCATATTTTTATATAATAAATACTTGCATATTATCTTATAGTCAAGTATAAAATAAAAATAATTAATGAGTGAATATATTTTTAAGACAAAGCCTTATGAGCATCAACTCCAGGCTCTAAAGAAATCGTGGGATAAGCCCTCGTATGCTTACTTTATGGAGATGGGGACAGGAAAATCTAAAGTGTTAATTGATGAAATTGCTGGTCTTTATTTACGAGGAAAAATAACAGGTGCTCTGATTATTGCCCCCAAGGGTGTGTATAGAAATTGGGAACGAGGAGAAATTCCTATTCATATGCCTGATGCTGTTCCCTATGTGGTAGCTGCATGGAAAGCGCCAAGTGAAATGACGATCCAGGATAAAAAAACTTTAAAAAATATTCTTCTTCCTAATGGAAAGCTTCGTATTCTTTTAATGAATGTTGAAGCTTTAAGTGGATCTAAAGGGGTTAAGTATGCTTCACAATTCTTACACAATAATAATACACTCATGGCTATTGATGAGAGTACGACTATTAAAACGATGTCTGCCTCACGAACTAAGAATGCTTTAAAGTTAGGAAAGATATCTAAGTATCGCCGTATCATGACAGGTTCTCCTGTTACCAAGAATCCTTTAGATGTGTATGCACAACTAGAATTTTTAGATCCTCAAATTTTAAACCAGAACTACTGGGCGTTTCGATCTCGCTTTGCTATTCTCCGAAGAGTGAATTTTGGACCACGGTCCACGCAACTAGTTGTTGGCTTTCAACGTTTACCCGAATTAAATACTATCATTGAGCAGCATTCTTACCGAGTTTTAAAAGAAGATTGTTTAGATCTTCCGGATAAAGTTTATCAACGGCGCTTTGTTTCCTTAACCCCGGAGCAAGTTAAGGCATATGAAGAGATGCGCCGATTTAATATGACCGAGATGGAAGGGAAAACGATGACGAGTTTATCTACTTTGACAGCTTTGATTAGACTTCATCAAATTACCTGTGGTCATATTACATTTGATGATGGGGAAACACAGGCTTTAAAAAACAATAGACTCCAGGAATTATTAAATATTATAGATGAGACAGAGGGAAAAGTTATTATCTGGGCGAGTTACCGATTTGATCTTCGCCATATTACTGACACATTAAAACAAAAGTTTGGAGAAGAGAGCTGTGCTTCTTATTTTGGTGATACAAAAGATAAGGACCGCCAAGATATTGTGGAGAGATTTCAGGATAAAAATTCAAAGCTCCGATTCTTTGTTGGTAATCCCTCGACAGGTGGATACGGACTCACGCTCCACGCTGCACACACAGTTATATATTATTCAAATACCTACGACTTAGAAAAGCGTATGCAATCTGAGGATAGGGCGCACCGAATTGGTCAAGTTAATAAAGTTACTTATATTGATTTGATTAGCGAAGGAACAATAGATGAGAAAATTGTCCAGAGCTTACGAGGCAAAATTGATATTGCTAGTGAAGTTATGGGTGAAGAAATTAAACAATGGGTAATTGACCCAATTAAAAAAAGAAAGGAGTCCTAATGGACACAAGTAAATATAAATCAGTAGCCACAAAAATGGTTACTTATCATAAAGCTAAGATCATGGCTGAGAATACACACCGATCAATTGGTGCATATATATCGATGGTCATTGATGAGGCCTGGAAAAAACAAAAGCCTCATATTCGTAAAAAACTGAACGGAGAATAATATGTTTCATGTATGGCACACTCTCGTAATTGTAGGACTTTGTCTCGTTGCTTTTATTTTAGGATACAGAAAAGCCCGAAAAAATTATCAGTTAATTATAAAAGATTATGAAGAAGAACTTAAAAGAACGACTTATAAAAGAAAAAACAAGACTCGATCTAGTCACTTTGCGAGAACCTAAAACGGTTAAAGAACTTTTAAATCGCAAGCGCTGGGAACGGCTGCACAATATTATTTGGAGAAGATATGAACAAAAAAATATGCCCGAACTGTAAGGGAAACGGTTTTACTGTCCATCATTTTGAAGCTGAAGAGGCAACATTGCAATGCAAGGCGTGTCAATCAGAGGGAGAAATAAATGAAAACGAGTATTTTTCCCAGACTTACACTGATCCGAAAGGTAATCCTGTGAAATATATTGGTCCTCTTTTAGATAGGAATTTATTTAAAAATCTAAAAATTATTCTAGAATAACTCATGTATCATTGATTTTTTTATTTTTTTCCCTATAATTCGGCTTATTAAAACAAGGCTGACCTATGACCACACGACTGCCTAATAGTCCGGTGAGAAAAATTTTTCAATGTCGCCGTTGCAATACTGTTTCCGTTTATTTTTATGACCCTAAACATGACCGCAGCTATACATTTGAAGAATGGATGAGTGTATGTAATGAAGGACGAGAAGCTTTAGATAAGATTCTTACCACCGTGAAAGGAAATCCTATATTTTTTTCACAGTGATAAGACCACTAGTTTTGGTGTTTTATCGTGTTGGGGTAGTAAGCTTCCGAAATATTTATCTTTTTTTAGGTCCATCGTCTTTTCTTAATTTAAATTTAAGATAAGTTCTAAACTTATTCACTCGGTTGTAGGGAAATGTAATTCCTCCCTCATAATCAACACATTTAGCCATAAAGCGATACCAATCATGGCCCTTGCCTCTATAATCTTGAATCCAAAATCTCGCTTTCTCCGTCCTAGGAATAAAACTTACCCATAGGTCCTCGTAATGAACTGTAAATTCATTTTCTAGATTCATTTTTTAACTCCTTTATTTTTATTTAAATAATCATACAAATTAGATCCTAAAGCAAAGATCATCCACGCAATGCCAACAAGGGCTAAGAGTATTAGCCCTAGTAAAATATCCGTTAGTACCATGATTCATCCTCCTCTTCAAAATTAGGATTATTAACTCTGTCCCACACATCCTCATGACCTGTATGTTTTTTTAAAAATTCTTCCCGAGTCATATCGGCTGCATCCTCTTCCATTTCCATAAGCCATTGTTTTACTTTACCCATGTCTTATCTCCTTTTCACTCTCAGTTTACCAACATAAATAAATATTGGAATAAAAATTAATGCTAAGATACATCCAAACGATGTACCAACGGCTAAATCTAAGGACCAGGTACTTATACCCCCTAGAAAATCACTTAATGCATTCCCGATCCCCGCCCCATAGACAGCTCCAAATCCAGTCTGTAATCTTTTTGGAAGATACTTCTCAAAGCTATACCCGGATATTGACCCAAGGATCATGATAAAATTATCAACAATTCCGTAAATTATATATTCAATCATTTAATGCTCCCTTAGTTATTAATATAGTAATTATCCCATATTACATGGGAAGTCAAATAAAAAACCCCTGCAATATAGTTTGGTGACATTACAGGGGAAGGGAGTGAATAGATTTCTTTATACAACAATTATTGCTACTGTATAGTAGTTTTTTACCCAATTTCTTTTTACAAAAAACCAAATACCCCCTGTAGCAGGCGTAGCAGTGTAGCAGTAAGAAATACACTATACATATCAATGACTTAGAACTGTTTTAGTGCTACACCTCTGCTACACCACCCTTTTTCAGGCGTAGCAGTAAAAAAATATTTGTTTATTTTCTGCCATTTCTTAAATATAATGGAAGAATGGATATAGATACATTAAGAGATCGCCTTACTCCTAAACAGATTAAATTTTGCTTATTGTTTGTTCAACAAGGTGATGAGTTGAGTGCAACCGAGTGTGCTATTCAGGCAGGATATGCTAAATCAGTAGCTGCTAAGACAGCTTCTGAGCTTAGGCGTAAACCTCATGTTGCGGAATACATTCGAGAACTTAGAAACCAGGAAGAAAAAAGATATGAAGTAAATTTTAATCGTCATTTAAAAAGATTAGATCAATTAAGTAAAGGTGCAGAAGGTGCTGGAAATTGGAATGCTGCGGTCCAAGCTGAGAAATCAAGAGGTCAAGTCGCCGGTCTTTATATTGATCGTAAAGAAATTATGCATGGATCTATTGATCAATTAAGTAAGGATGAAGTTGATAAATTATTAAAAGATATGGACAAAAGATTGTCAATTGAAGGGAGCTTTACAGTAGATGACGACCAAACCAGAAACAAAATTTTGGAAACGGATAAAAAATAATGCGTCAAAAATTACCTGGACTAGATTAGAAGTTGTTACTCCTGCGGGACTGCCTGATTTAATTGGTTTTTTTAATGATCCAAAAAAAGGACCAGTGGATATTTGGACCGAGTTAAAGGTAACAAAGGGGAAGAGAGTTAAGCTCTCGCCGGGTCAAATTTCGTGGCATATGAACAGATTTAAACTTGGAGGAAAGTCATTTATCTTGGCCAACCCCCTCCCTCGAGGAGGCATCCTCGTATATTCTGGGGGAAGGACCTTGGACCTTGCGACTTCAGGCCTGAGCCTTGAACCTTGTGCCTTTTTCCCTGAGCCTTGTGTCTGGATTGACCTTGAGTCTTGGTTGATTGATAAATCTTGAGCCTTGAACCTTGTGTCTGGTATTAAAACACCGGATGCATAAATGTGGCCCGTGATTTTTACATTGAATCATCAGCTCCAGGAGGTATTCCCTTAAACAACGATCGCATGAACTAGTGAGCTGCATAGCTCACATTCTGAATATTGATATTCCAACACGCCCGGCAGCTCTTGCATTCATTGCTTTGCTTCGGCGCTTTACACGTGAAACCAATCGCCTTAGAATTTTTGTGAACGGTAGACGTTAACCCCATATTACTATGGGGCTTACCGTCAATCATCGTAGCTGATACCCGCACGGCTAGGTTTCCTGGGAGTGATAAGCCTTCTTTATAGAAGGCTTTCAGGATCCCAGCTTCTCGTGTTGGCAGCCAGTGTCGCACTTGAGGCGTGGCCATTGCTACCGCTACAATTTTCTTTAGATGGTCCAGGCTTTGTAGATCCCCGGAATCGTGCCATCTAAAATATTTAATTTTTTTACAGTAATGATTAATTAAAAAAGTCATTGATTCAACCCAATTGTCATTGGTGATAGATTCTAATCTGTTAGCGTGAGCTGCTTTCACGCCTTTAAAAGTATACCGGCCCTTTAATGCATAACACATTGAGCAGGTACTATTCTTAATTAATCGCAGCTTCGACCCGGTGCTGCATTCAAATGCGCTTAGGCCGTAACCGTAACCAGGCATTTTTGACGGCTTACTTAAACCGCCAACGTTTGCCCATGCTTCTTTTATATTCATAACTCTTCACTCCTTTATTATTATATAGGATATATCCCATACATAGTCAACTAAATAATTAAAAAAAATTTCTTGCGCCTTGCGTCCTGGTCAGCTGTTGGCCGGGCTGCTTGTTCCTTGTGCCTTGAGTCTTGAGTCTTGATCCTTGTGCCTGGTATTATTAAACTTAGGTGAGTAGTAAAGCTTGTGTGTCCCATTTTTATATACCTGGTCCAGGCTTGGGTTCTCTTCACTACTCACTTAAATTTAATTGGTAGCCCCTATTTCTAGGGGCTACCATCGGAGTGAATCTAGGATTTATCCTCTTCCACCTCACCTAAAGCACTAAGTAAGTGTTTAGTGATCCGATCTATTTTTTGACTATCTTCCCAAGCCTTGTATTGTGCTTTAGAGAGTAGTCGACCATCAATAAAATCATCAATATATAAACTGAATCTTTCACTAAATTGATGGGGAAGCGAGGCACTATATCGATAAGAATTTTTTGCTCCATTTACTTTTCTTGTGCCTCGACCTAACTTTCTGAGTCTATATCTTTTACGATTTAAAAATTTACGAGCGAGGCGGATAAACTCCGCCCCCTCCTCATTGTTAGGTACATTTGAAAAGTAATGGATAGGTATAGGCTTATTCATACAGATTCACAATGAATTTAGAATATGATGGTGAGTATTTATTGTAGAATGTCACGGAATCTACATCAAACATTCCATCGCCACCAAACCCTTCTAGTTTACAAGCAATCCCATCATGTCCTTTAGGAAATTGCATATTGCCCTCAATTGCACAGATATCATCATATGAGTATTTTTTCATAAACATCTCTAAATATGAGGGATCAATAATTAGTAGTTGTCCACTATCTACAGCAACCTTACCATAGGGTTGGATAGTAGGTTTTTTAGTTTTCATAATTCACTCCTTTTTTATGAAATTATATGTTGACATTACATGCGATATATCCCATAGTCAACCATTAATTTAATCTTAAACAAGGAGAGTGATATGGGATTAGACCAAACTATGTTTTCTTCAAAAAGTAAAAAGGATTACTATTGGAGAAAACATGCAAGACTACAAGTATTCATGGCTCGTAAATGGCTAGAGCAAAATAAAGGCAAAGAACCTGATAGCAATTTTGATCTTGGGTTCAATGCTGGCGACGAGCCTGTAAAACTTACTCGTGAATTGTGTGATGAATGGGAAAAACAAATTGAAGAAAATTACTGGGATAATTTTGCTAGTGATGGTTTTTTCTGGGGACAACAATTTCAAGAGGAAGCAATAAATGAATACAAAAAGCAAGACAAGGAGGCTTGCGACTGGGCAAGAACTCAAATTGAAAAGGGGGGTGAGGTCAAGTATTCTTGTTCGTGGTAAATTAATTTTAATTAAAAATAATAAGGGCGAATTAAAACTCGCCCTTTTTTATTGATTTAATTCTTGAGCCTTGTTGGTACTTCTCGCATTAAATCTTGTAACTTATCTAACCATATTCTTTTAAATTCTATATCTTGTGTCCTGGCAATAATATCCTGGAGCTGTTCTATTCTCCATAGCCACAGCTCCTCGGCTGAATTAAATCTGGGCATTAATTAGGTCCTATACCCAATGTGGTATTGCTAACATTAGCAACCCCACGAATAAAAGTAAAATAAACCAATGTGTTTCCATACTACAGCCCCCAGGTTTCTATAAATTTTTGTAAAGTGAGAACATCATTATAAATGTGATTATCTCTTTCTTGGTCCTCACACTCCTCATAATGTTTTAGTTCAAACTCGTGCATATATTCTACAACTTTCTTTAAACTTTTTATTTCATTATTGTTCATATTCACTCCTTTAATTTAATTGGGGCGATTAATTTCGCCCCAAGTCTTTAATCTAGTAAAACCATATATGCTTTAGGATTAAATTTAATAAACCAATCTATTCCCCTTCGCATCTCTTCAATATTACCACCAAGTTCACAACCCATAATTGTATCATAGATTGAAAGCTCAAGCGCATTTAGTTCTATGCTGCCACCACCAAAACGATTGTTGACGACAGCTCCTTCTGAATAAATTTGAATAGGCGCCTTAAAAGGCGCCTTATCTTTTACTAGTTTAATTCTCATTCCCATACTCCATGGTTCATAGCCATTTCATAATTATACTCGTTAATCATATCATCAATTATTACATCGACTTCCCCTGGAGTATAACCCTGACTAAGGAGCAAGGCTCTTTGTTCTTGCTCCCATTCGTTTTCAATTATGGTTTGATTATCCAAAGCCATAGCATTCATTTTACCCATTCAATACCTCCAATTTTTAAACTAGTAATAGTATTAAGGTTAATGGACCTCCACGCTTTTCGTGGGTTGTCTTTATTCTTCTTTAAAATGTTTACATCTATTACCTCTAATAAATGCTCACGATTTCCAAGCAATTCACCACCAGCAAAAAACTTATCTGCTTTAGGTAATTTGCAAAGCATAGTTCTTGGAATTGAATTTGCTTTCACGAAAGTTACGGAAAACATTTTACTTCCAATACTATCTCTTAATATTTTTTTTATAAACATATTCACTCCTTATGATTAGTTTATATATCCTATATAGTTATAATTTATCTTATATCAAGAATAATCGTCTTTTTTTTCTGGTTATTTCCAGGTTTTTTTTCCTACTTACTCACAGCCATAAAAGAAGTATCATTTCCAGGAACTTGCGACTTGAAAAAATCAAAGGAGGGGGAACCCCCTAAAAGTCCGTAGGTCATTCTATCTTACTATATATATAAACTTTTACTCATATAAACTATATGGTATAAACATCTAATGTCCGACTTAGATACCTTTAAGAGGGTCGTGAACCTTGATAATTTAAGCCCTGAAGAATTAGAAGTCTTTCAAAAAAAATTATTATTACGTAAAAAAACTTTTGATTTAAAACAATTATCCCAAAATAATTTTTTAAAATTTGTTAAACAAGTATGGCCAGAATTTGTAGAGGGGCCCCATCACATAAAAATCGCAGAAAAGTTTCAGCAGATAGCGGAGGGGAAGATAAAACGACTAATTGTCAATATGCCACCCAGACATACCAAATCAGAATTTGCTTCCTATTTATTTCCGGCCTGGATGATGGGCCGTAATCCACGGCTCAAGATTATTCAAACCACCCACACCGCCGAACTCTCTTATCGCTTTGGCCGTAAGGTACGTAATCTGATGGAGGAAGCAGATTATACCGAGGTATTTGATAATATTAAATTATCCCAAGATTCCAAAGCTGCAGGACGGTGGGAGACAAACAAGGGGGGAGAGTATTTTGCAGCAGGAGTTGGTGGAGCCATCACCGGGAGGGGTGCCGATTTATTAATTATTGATGATCCGCACTCCGAGCAAGATGCATTAAGTGAAACAGCG